AAGAAGTTGTCTGATGACTTCTATCAGATCAGACGCTGACTGGCCTACTGCACCACCAGAATTTATTTCAAATTTCAGAACTAACGTATCTAACTGGTACTGTGACCGTAGAGTCTATGACCTGATGTTAGTTAATTTTAACAAAAAGGCGTGCCCAAGAGTGAACCGCACGTAAAAAACCTACCTCAGAGGATAAAACAATGAAAATGAGAGCCACAATTCAGATTGATTTAGAGGCCAAAGATATAATGGACGCTAAGAAAATAATTGATGATTTGCAAAATGACTTAGGTTCATTAGAAACAAAATACGGAGAAGTTTCGCTGACTGTAAAAGAGCGAAGAGGGATAAAGCCTACCAAAAGATCAAACTAAAAACAGGCAGTGTGTGCTCATTGCGCACACTGTTTTTTATCTGTAAAGTGAAAACATACAAATGACAAAGGGTTTAACATGGAACTTGCACTGATGCAGTCCTTATTGAAAAAGGATTTCTACGAAGCACATCGCGCTTTGGCAAAGCCAGACATCTTTTCGGATGAGGCTAATAAAATAAAAAGCGTGCTCGATGCAGCGCATGAAGAATACCAAAGAGATCTAACTGTTTCAGAGCTTGAAGCTGTTTTTACAACAACCTATCCAGCCCTTACGACAGCACAAAGAAGCATGTTCAAGGACAGGTTCAATGAAATGAGAAGCGAACAGCCACTTGGTTTAGATCTGGCTGAAGGTGTGCTTCGTGATCTATGGCGTCAATGCGTGGCAGAGGAACTAGTCAATCACGCATTTGATATGACTAATGGTAGAGTGAAGAACATGTCTGCCCTTAGAGATATGGTTGCGCAATACGAAGATGACTTCATGCCTACTGTTCGTGTTGACTTCGACAAAACAGATTTAGACTACGTGCTTGAGCAGGTTAACCTGACATTCAAGTGGAAGATAAACATCCCACCAGTAGCAGAGCTATGGCCAGGCGTGAATGATGGACAGCTGATTGTTGGTGCGGCTCCTCCTAACACAGGCAAGACAAGCTCATTAGCTTATTTAGTGTCTGGCCCTGATGGTTTTATTGATCAGGGGGCAAAGGTTCTTGTGCTTGCCAACGAAGAAGCTACACCTCGCATTACCTCTAGGCACATGTCTGCCGCAACGAATTTATCATTGGGTGAAATCAAGCACCCATCTAACCAAACCTTCGTTAATATGAGGCTAGGGCGGGACTCAAACTGGCAAAGTAACTTCAAGATTACGGATGCAACCACATGGGATGTAGATCGTATGGAAGCTGTCATCAAGCGTGTAAAGCCTGACATTGTTATTTGTGACATGGCAGACAAGTTTCTACCTAATGGAAATTACACAGCCGCACACGAAGCCTTGAAGGCCACCTACATACGCTTTCGCATAATAGGTAAGCAGTATGGCTGTTGCATCTTTGCCATGTCTCAGATGTCAGCTGAGGCCGAAGGACGTACAATGGTTAATCAGTCTATGCTTGAGGGTAGTAAGACAGGTAAGGCGGCTGAGGCTGACATTATGTTCTGTTTGACTAAGAACCCTATGGTTGATGGGCAACAGGAAGACGATGCACAAAGGCACTGGGTTATTGTTAAGAACAAACTGACGGGACGGCACGGTATGTGTCACACCCTGCTTGACCCAATGACTGCTACATTTTCTATGTAGTGGAATAAAACAGATGACAAAGGATATAACATGAAGCTTACACTCGATGTAGAAAACACAGTCACAAGGCGAGATGGAAAGTTACATCTCGACCCCTTTGAAGTTGAGAACTCATTGGTCATGATTGGAATGCTTACTGACCAAGGTGTTGAGCGTATCGTTACCTTTGACCACAGTGAGGTTGTGGCTGAAGATTGTGGGCATACTCTAGTACAAGAGTTTTTGGATGCCGCCACAGTGCTAATAATGCACAATGCGGCACATGATCTACCTTGGCTCTGGGAGTCAGGGTTTAAGTACGATGGTGCTATCTTCGACACTATGCTTGGCGAGTATGTGTTACAGCGTGGTCAGAAACAACCGCTGAGCCTTGAGGCTTGTGCTGAACGCTATGAACTTGCTACGCAGAAAGACGACACACTCAAGAGATACATGGCGGATGGTGTATCCATACGAGACATACCTCACGGCGAACTCAGCTATTATCTAAAGCATGATCTTCATGCCACTCAGCAACTTGCAGATAAGATCTGGACTCGACTCAATACTTCTGGCGATAGCGGTCTGCTACAAACAGTGACGCTCACTAACCAAGTATGTAGGGCTTTGTGCCGCATCTATTGCAATGGTTTCAAAGTAGACAGACAGGTGTTGAACGAGGTTACAGAGCAGTTCACACAAGAAAAGCTGACGCTTGAGAATGAACTACAGGCTGAGGTTCGTAATCTAATGGGTGACACACCCATCAATCTCAATAGCCCTGAACAACTTTCATGGTTAATCTACAGCCGTAAGGTACACAACAAAGCCATATGGCCTACGTTCTTCACTGACTATATGAGCAAGGGTGAGTTTCGTCAGCAGGTCAATGCCAATACTAGTATCGTTATGAAGACCAAGGCGAGACAGTGCAAAGACTGTTCAGGCGCAGGGCGTAAACGCGCACGTAAGAAGGATGGCACAATAGGTAAGGCTGTCCGTATATGTCAGTCGTGCCTGGGTGAGGGGGTTCACTATGACAAAACGCGCGAGGTGGCAGGCCTAAAGTTTCAAGCACCGCAAGCTACATGGGTAAGTGCTAATGGATTTGGCTGTAGCAAGGGCAACCTTGAGCACCTAGAGAGTGTGGCACGTTCACGCGGCATGAAGGATGCCGAGAACTTCTTGGCAAAGGTAAGACGCTTGTCTGCTCTCGATAGCTATCTGAGCAGCTTCTGTGGTGGCATAAATATATTCACCAAGGATGATGACAGACTTCATGTTCGTCTAGTCCAGCATCAAACAGCGACAGGCAGACTGGCTAGTCGTGAACCTAATCTACAGAACATGCCACGCGGCGGCACATTCCCTGTGAAACGAGTCTTTGTTTCACGCTGGAATGGTGGCACGATCATGGAAGCTGACTTTGCTCAGCTAGAATTCCGGGTAGCCGCATTCCTTTCTCAAGATGAAACAGCAATAGATGAGGTTATAAATGGATTCGATGTTCATTCTTATACTGCTAGCGTTATTAGTAACGCTGGTCAGCCTACTAGCCGTCAAGAGGCAAAGGCTCATACGTTCGCTCCGCTCTATGGAGCAACAGGATTTGGGAGATCGCCTTCTGAAGCTGCATATTACGAACACTTCAATGAAAAATACAAAGGCATCAAGGCGTGGCATTCTAGGTTGGCTACGGAAGCTCTAACCACAAAGCAAATTACTACACCATCAGGCCGACAGTTTAGTTTCCCTGATGTAAAGCGCAGGATGAACGGCACTGTTTCGTTCTTTACTCAAATCAAAAACTACCCAGTCCAATCACTAGCAACAGCAGATATTGTGCCTCTGGTTCTTCTCGACTTTCAAGACCAGCTGGATAAGGCAGGGCTACAAAGCTTGATCGTTAACACTGTACATGACTCTATTGTCATAGACATACACCCTGATGAGATGGATCAAGTAATGACTTGCCTGCATAATACAAAACAAAATATTGCCCCTTCAATTTTAAGAACGTGGGGGTTCGATATGAACGTGCCTATGGAGCTAGATGCCAAGGTCGGACCGAACTGGTTAGATACAAATGAAGTGGAAAACAACTGTTGACAAAGTAGACAACGAGCATCGAAATGAGTATAACTAGTGATTCAACTTAAAATAATGGAGCTAACAAATCATGAGTGATTTAGCTGTAATCAACACCGATAACTATAGCGCAATGGCGCAACTAATGGGCGTGGCGAATTCGACCACGACTAAAGCAAAGTCTTCTACACTTCCACGTCTTCGTATCTGGAATCAGGGTGTAAAAGAAAAGGACGGAAAGCGATCAGTAGAGATCGTACCGTCCGGTTACTACCGTCTGGAAGTGCCAAACACGGCTATGTATTACGCAGAGCAGGTGGTCATTCGCCCCTTCTTGCAGCGTTACATGTACAAAAAGTATGACACAAACACCAACACGTTTACC